AGATCGCTGCATGGGTTGATGAGCGCGGCCTGTTGATCGCAGCTAAGCCACGCAAGTTGATTATTCCACCTGCTCTGCAATTCGTTGCTACTCGTCTGTTGGAAACCAACCTCCGCGTTGGCACGGCTGACAACGACATCAACGCGCTGAAGAACAACGGTTCGATCCCTGAAGGCTACGCCATCAACCACTTCTTGACAGACACCAATGCTTGGTTCCTGTGCACAGACGTGCCAAATGGCTTGAAGCACTTCGAGCGTACCGCGCTGTCTAACAGCATGGATGGCGACTTTGACACAGGTAACGTCCGTTACAAGTCTCGTGAGCGTTACAGCTTCGGCTGGAGCGATCCATTGGGCATGTTCGGCTCGTCCGGTTCGTCCTAAGCGAACTATGGGAGAGGGGGCCTTGTGCCCCCTTTTCTTTTGGTGTATATTGCAATCATTCCGGGCTTTCCGGTGTATCAGACAGTCCCGGCTGACGACATGCAGACTGATACGCCTAACTTGCATGTAAGGACCAAATCATGGCACGCACTACGTTTCAAGGCCCAGTTCGCTCATTGGGCGGCATTTATCAACAAGGCCCCGCCGCTGTTGTTGAGATCACATCCAGCACCACACTAAGCCCAGAAGCTCACGGCGGTCGTATCATTTCTGTCGGTGGCTCTTTGGCCGCTGCACTCACATTGACGCTCCCCGCAATCAATGTTTCGACCAACCCGACCACGTCTGGCCCCGGTCAAGACCCCAATACGCTGAACAACGAAGGCGTTGTCTACACCATCTGGGTTCCTACAACCATCTCCACTAGCTCGTTGAAAATCGGTGTTACCGCTGCTTCTGGCGACTTGTACGTTGGCGCTGTAATGTCTATTGATTCAGACACATCTGGTGCTGTGGTTGCTTTCTCTGCTAACGGCTCTTCCAATGACTTCATCAACTTGAACGGTACAACTACCGGCGGCGTTGCTGGCACATGGGTTCAGATCGTGGCGATTGCTGCTGACAAATACATGGTGACTGGAAATGTTATTGGTTCCGGCACTGTCGCTACACCGTTCGCAGACTCTTAATCAACTCAAGGGGCTTCGGCCCCGTTTTTAAAGGAGATTGATTATGTCGATGCAATATGACGTAAAACAGGGACACCTAAACCAAAGTGGTTTTTTTGTTCTTGGCAGAAATCGTGTTAAGGGCATTTCGTTCTTTGGCAGCGGCTCAGATGCCACTTTGGTGTTGTTTGACACAACCACCGCTCCAGTAACGGCCAGCGTGACATACGCTCGTTCCGGCACAACAGTGACGGTAACAAAAACGGCTCACGGTCTGTCTACAGGCGATGTTGTTGGCATCCACTTTGACAGCAATACAAGTCAGTCAGCAACAGACGGCAACTATGTTATTACTGTTGCTTCGTCAAGCACATTTACGCTTACAGACATCAATAGCGGAACCATCACCTCTACTGCGGCTTCATATGTGAGTGGCGGCGGGCGCTGGTTGATGACTTATGAAATAGACTCAACAGATACTTTTAGTAATGCGCCGGTTATTCCGGGCGAGGGCGTGCTTGCAGCTAACGGCATTTATGCGTTGATGACCAACATCGACTCAGCGCAGATTTATTATGGCTAAGAAAAAAGGTCCGGTTCTTTCGGTTGGTCGCGGCGAAAAGCTGCCGGTCTCCAAGGGAGCGGGCTTGACTGCCAAAGGCCGTGCCAAGTACAACGCAGCTACAGGCAGCAACCTCAAAGCCCCGCAGCCCCAAGGCGGCAAGCGCAAAGATTCGTTCTGCGCTCGTATGTCCGGGATGCCCGGCCCAATGAAAGACGAGAAGGGCAAGCCCACCCGTAAGGCGGCTGCTCTGAAAAGATGGAAGTGCTGACATGACACAGACTCAAGACACCGTTAAAAACGTCATTGACCTTGTATCGGTGGTCGCTGCTATTGGATCATTCTTGGAACTCCTTACACCCATTTTTGGCTTGATCGGTGCCGTGTGGACTTTGATGCGTATAGCTGAGATGGTCGCAGGCAAACCGTTTTCTGAAATTATTGGTCGGAAGAAACCCGATGCCAAGCACGAGTAAAAAGCAACACAATTTCATGGCGGCGGTGGCCAATAACCCAGCGTTTGCCAAGAAGGTAGGAGTCCCACAGTCCGTGGGACAGGACTTCAACAAGGCCGACAAAGGCCGCAAATTTTCAAAAGGTGGTGATACTATGGCTTCCAAAATGAACGCTGGCTTCATGGCAATGATTGCAAAGAAAAAAGGCGAGGGCCCCTCCGCAATGGGCAAGCCTGTTATGAAAAAAGGCATGGACATGGCTAAAGACGGCATGAAAAAAATGGCTTCTGGCGGCATGACTGGCGCACTGGCCAAACACGCCGCCAAACCCGCATCCAAAGCTCACGCTGGCCTCAAAGCCGGTGGCATGGCCAAGGGTGGCGGCATCGAGTCCAAGGGTAAGACCCAAGGCACGATGATTAAGATGAAGTCCGGCGGCAAGACCTGCTAAGGAGCCGTCATGACGGATAAAGAACAACAATACAAAGACACAATGCGGCTGCGCAAAGCAGTCCAAAGTGGCATTGACAAAAAGCCTAGCAGCGACCGTATTAATATGGGCACGTATGTACCGGGCTTTGAGGAAGGTCGCACTATTGATGTCGAAGAAGGCATGAAAGGGCTTCGTGAGGCAGAAAGCGAGTTAAAGCGGGAATCTTCTCGCAACGGCAAAGCACCCAAAGACACCAGCCTGCGCGGTAAAATACGTGAAATAACCGGCATGAAAAACGGTGGCGTTGTCAAGAAGATGGCTAAAGGCGGTGTAACTCGCGCTGATGGCTGCATTTCTAAGGGCCACACTCGTGGCAAGATGGTGTAACCATGACTGCCAAAAAAACAAAACGGTTTGATGACGGCGGAGTGGTTGCTAACTCCAACTACCCGTTTGGGCAGGGGCAAGTGTCTGCTCCTGCGCCGCTGCCGCCGTCTAGCGGGCTGGGCAACAACTCGCCCTTAGTTCAGGTTAACGCGGGTGCAGCAGATGCTGCACAGATGGAACAAAACCCCGCAACAGCAACCCCCGTCCAGATGAAAAAGGGCGGCAAGGTCACCGCGTCGCGCCGTGGCGATGGCATCGCTCAACGTGGCAAAACTCGTGGAAGGATGGTCTGATATGGCGATTTTTAAGCCTAAGCCGGTCGCACCTACACCTGTAATAGGCAAACCGGTTGCACCAAAGCCGGTCGCACCTACACCTGTAATAGGCAAACCTGTTATGCCCGGTATCAAGACGCCTCCTCCCGGCTCCATTGGGATGCCCGGCGGGCCGGGAGGTAAAACTGTGTACAACACGGGGCCAATGCCCGGTATCAAGCCGCTCCCTCCCGGTTCACCCATGCCCGTTGCACCCAAGATTTTTTACGGCAACAAACAACCCGATATGGGCGGACACAGTAGCTTTTATAACTCGTTGATGGGTGGCGGAGCAGCCCCAAGCCAACCTGTTATGGGCAACAACATCGGTAGACCGGCGTTCAAAATGTCCCCCGCGACTTTTCAAGCGGGCATGAAAAAAGGCGGCGCCGTCAAAGCTCCAGCCAATAAAATGGCTTCGGGCGGTAAGGTGTCTTCCGCTTCCAAACGTGCAGATGGCATAGCCCAACGCGGGAAGACACGCGCATGATGGCCAGCCGAGGCATGGGGGCAATCTCCCCCAGTAAAATGCCCGGCGGCAAGAAGAAGGCCCGTCGTGATGACACCGACTTCACCCAGTTCAAAGAGGGCGGTAAGGTCAATGCGGCTGGCAATTACACAAAGCCCGGGCTTCGCAAGAAGATCGTGAGCCAAGTAAAAGCCGCTGCAACGCACGGCACGGGAGCAGGCCAGTGGAGTGCAAGAAAAGCACAAGTCATGGCCAAGCGCTACAAAGCCGCTGGTGGCGGGTATCGAGACTGACATGAAGGCACCGCAGAAATCCCTCAAGGACTGGGGCGACCAAAAATGGAGGACGAAAAGTGGTAAAAAATCTAGCGTCACTGGTGAACGATATCTGCCAGAAGCTGCAATCAAGAATCTTAGTTCTGCTGAGTACGCTGCAACGACCAAAGCCAAGCGGGCAGGAAAAGCCGCCGGGAAACAGTTCGTAGCTCAACCCAAAACGATTGCAAAGAAAACAGCAGGGTTTAGATAATGGCAGTCTCCGGCACAACGACATTTAACCTTGACTTGACTGAACTGGTCGAGGAGGCGTTCGAGCGCGTCGGTAGCGAGATGCGTACTGGCTACGACTTGCGGACTGCCCGCCGCTCGCTGAACTTACTGTTTGCTGACTGGGCCAACCGTGGCGTGAACATGTGGACGTTTGAGCAGGGCTCCATCACGATGGTCCCGGGTACTGCCACATACAACCTGCCGTCAGACACCGTTGACCTCTTAGAACATGTCATCCGCACAGGGGCAGGGAACGCAGCCACACAGGCCGACCTGACCATCACGCGTATCAGTGTTTCTACCTACGCCACGATCCCCAACAAGCTGACCCAAGCCCGTCCAATTCAAGTCTGGATTGAGCGCCTTCAGGAGACCCCACGCATTACTGTGTGGCCAGTGCCAGATGCCAGTCAGACCTACACGTTCGTGTACTGGCGCATGCGCCGCATTGATGACGCTGGTGGCGGTGTGAACACAATGGACGTGCCATTCCGTTTTATTCCCTGCATGGTGGCGGGGCTGGCCTACTACTTGGCCATGAAGGTTCCCGGTGGCGTAGAACGTCTGGGCGTGCTCAAACAGCAGTATGACGAGGCTTGGCAACTAGCTTCGGACGAAGACCGCGAGAAGGCGTCTGTACGGTTCGTACCGCGCCAGATGTTTATTGGAAGTGGTACGTAAGTGGGCAACCGTTTTTCCTCCGGCAAAAACTCGATTGCCGAGTGTGATCGCTGCGGATTTCGGTTCAAGCTGACGACCCTGCGCAAAGAGACAGTCAAGACAAAGATACGCGAGATTCTGGTGTGCCCCAGTTGCTACGACCCAGATCAGCCGCAGTTGATGTTGGGCATGTATCCGGTAGATGACCCACAGGCGGTGCGTGACCCCCGTCCAGACCTCAGCTACGTGGCTTCAGGGCTTCTGGTAAGCGGCTACCAAGGGGAGGGCAGCCGCAACATTCAGTGGGGGTGGGCACCTGTAGGCGGCTCTAGGCTTTTTGATGACGCACTGACACCCAATTTATTGGCTTTAGGTGTGATAATTGGTACAGTGACAGTTACCGTTTAAGGAACAAATTATGGCTAAAGTAAATAATCTCTCCGCCGCCGCGTACGCCAAGCCTCACACTATGTCCGGTAAACCCGTGACTGTAGAAGCTAATCCGGGCAAAATGCCGAACCGTAGCAAGCTCGACACCGTGGACGCGACTCTTGGCAACATCAGCAAGGCCGCTGGCAATGAGACAGTTAAAACGGCTGGCACGGTTACTCGCGGTAACGGCTGCGCCACCAAGGGCATCACCGCCCGTGGCCCAATGGCGTAAAGCATGACGTACATCGAGCTTGTAGCGGCGATTCAGTCGTATACGGAAAACCAGTTCCCAGCTACATATCTGGCGGACGGCTCTACCGTGTCCAGCACAACTCAGATTAACTTGCTGATTGAGCAGGCTGAGCAGCGCATCTACAACTCGGTGCAGTTTCCGTCAATCCGAAAGAATCAGTACTCGGCGATAACGTCAAACAACAAGTACATCTCTCTGCCAGAAGACTTTTTGGCTGTGTACTCGTTGGCTTTAGTGACAGGTGTTACTGGCGCAAACTTAGACACTGGCACGTACGAGTATCTGCTCAACAAGGACGCGAACTTTATCCGTCAAGCGTATCCAAGCCCGAACGACACGGGTGTGCCCAAATACTACGCTTTGTTTGGTCCGACAATCCTCAGTTCAGCAATCACAAACGAGCTATCGCTTATCGTTGGTCCAACGCCTGATGCTGCGTACTACGTGGAATTGCACTATTACTACTACCCAGAGTCGATTACAACTGCCTCTTCTGGGCAGACATGGCTGGGCGACAACTTTGATACCGTGCTTCTCTACGGCGCATTGGTCGAGGCGTACACGTACATGAAGGGCGAAGCGGACATCATTGGTTTGTACGACGGCAAGTACAAAGAAGCGCTGGCTCTGGCTAAACGTCTGGGTGATGGTATGGAGCGTCAAGACGCCTACCGTAGTGGTCAATATAGGCAAGCAGTCACATGACCATAGCCCAGACATCCACGACCAGCTTCAAGGTAGAACTGCTTCAGGCGGTTCACAACTTTGGCCCAACAACGCCCGACACTTTTAAGATCGCCCTGTACACGGCAACGTCGGATATTGGCCCCGCTACAACTGCATATACAGCGACCAACGAAGTGGTTGGGACAGGCTACACGGCGGGCGGCAATACGCTGGTCATCTCCACAAGCCCAACTTCAGGTAACAATACCGCAAGTATCCCCACTGCTTTTGTCAGCTTTTCCAATACGTCTTGGGCAAGTTCAACTATTACGGCTCGCGGCGCTCTGATCTACAACAGCACGCAGGGTAACAAATCCGTGGCGGTGCTGGACTTTGGTGCGGATAAGACTACAGCCAACACTACGTTTTTAATCACCTTCCCAACAGCCGATGCCAGCAGCGCAATCGTGCGAATCTCATAAGGACCAACATGCTTGTAACAACAACCAAAGGCGATATGGACGACTCCCTGCTTGAAAAGCGGGAAGGTACAGTGGATAATGAGAACGAACTTACGACATGGGTTGAGTACTGGTTAGACGGCGAGCTTGTACACCGTTCTGCCCATGTGACCTTGAAAAAACCAGCCGTCTTTGGCGGCGGCGAAACAGCATCAATCGGTTAAAGGAAATATCATGGCCAATACTCAATCAATGTGTACCTCTTTCTTGGGCGAACTGATGTCCGCTCAACATCAATTTGGTGCTTCAACAATTACCTCACGCACCAGCTTGACATCTCCAACT